AAGAGTACTTCTCTTCTAAAGACCTGATCGTCAATAAAGCTGGCAACTGGATGACCCCTGATAAACAAGTATTAACAAAACGATATAAGAATTCTAAACTCACAAAAGTTATTGAGCAACATTTAAATCAATATGCCGAGGATATTCTTGGGGTAACTGATAATACTCTAGCAATTACAGAGAGTTGGGTTAGTTTTAATCCGCACAATGCTGGGCTTTACATGCACAACCATCATAATAGTGTGTTAAGCGGTACGTTCTATCTAAGTATACCTGAAGGGGCGACCGGTGATGTAGTATTTGAAGATAACCGACCAAAAGGTTCTATTGAGCATAGGGGAGAGTCAAACTTCTTTAACACTCCGCAGATTTTTGTAACACCCAAACAATACGATCTAGTAATATTTCCTAGTTGGCTTCATCATTGGGTTACTCCAAATCAAGGCGAACAGACTAGAAAGTGTTTAGCACTTAATTCTTTTTATACTTCTCCGCCGAGTCTAGAACCTTCCGAAGTAAGTTGTACCGGGTCGGATGTAACTCTTAATAGATCATAATACTTTCGGTATTAGATGCTATTCTTAATCAATCATACTGATTAAAGGCTTTGAGCAAATTCCAAGAGACTAGGGAATTCCTGAATTTTAAGTTGATGTGTTAATGCCAATGCCTTTACATTTACTTCACTATTAGCAGGTTTTATCAATACAGGTAAGGCCTTTACTTTCACTGCCGCCTTTATATCGTTGGCTTCGAATCCAACGTAATAAGATTTAGACCAATCTACCATACCTTCATTTTGTGCTTTTTCAAACATGCCTGCATTGGGCTTAACATAGGGATCATTTTTATCTGTTCCAGGCGCATAGTATGCATTTTTTATTCTGCCGCCTAGTCGTTCTACGCCTTCTCTGGTAGAAGACAATATGTTTTCAAAATCCTGTATAGATAAATTTTTGGTTTTCTTTGATGGCTGTCCGGAAATAATCAATAAATCATATCCTTTTTGAGACAGTAGTTGCACAGCAGTTTCAACACCGTCTGCTAATTGAAGTTGATCACCAGGAGTGAACGGTTTAGAATTATCAAAAAAAACTCCAAACAACGTAATTCCTAAGACTTTTCTATTGGCCTGAATAGCCCAAATATCTCGCATATAATCACTGTATCGACCCATAATAACCTCTATTTTAAACTACTTAGCACTAGCGAACGAATCAACTTAGATTTCTGGAAACTTGTTTAAGCTAGAGCATAAATACTATACCTATGTCAAACTCTAACTTTTTTAAAACCCTCAGGGTAGATCCTAAAGAAACTGCGTATCTTGATCGACAAACTGCGTCGAATGGCGACATCGCCTATGACAAGGAGGTAAAAACTCTACGAGTGTTTGATGGAACAACCAAGGGCGGTGCAGCTTTATCTCGAGCAGATTTAGTCAATGTGACCACTAACACATTCCGCGTCAAGTCTACAGAATCAAAGTTGGCCACAGTAACTTACACAGTTACAATCACTGGTCCTCAAGGTGGAGATACCGGAAACAAATATAATCTCAACGGAGTTTACCGTCCGATACCGAATTTCGTGGTAGGTTATACCTATGTGTTCATACAGGATGATCAAACCAACGTTTATTTTCCAAATGCCAATGGTACCACCATTAACCAACATCCATTAAACTTTTCCGCAGATAATCTTAGTGGCATCATTGGCGGCGGCACCAGCTACCTTGTAGATGTGCGTTACTTTCTTGACAGTGTATCAGTAACCCAGGCAGTCTATAATAGTTCAGCATTTAACACAGCGGTTTCTAGACAGGTATGGATCACAGTGACCAACGCCACACCTGCTGTCTTATACTATTGGTGTTGGAATCACACAGCTATGGGCAATAGTATTGCGGTAGCCGATCCCGGATCGGGTACTGGTACCGGCGGAGTGTCAGTAGAAGACAGTGTGCCTACTACTACAGATTCAGGCAGCTTATGGCTAGATACCAACACCGGCATACTTTATGTTTATTACGACGACGGTACTTCCGGACAATGGATCCAACCAACGTTTCCTTATCCCGATGTTACAAACCTAGCCACTATTTCATCTCTATCAGCTGTAGCAACTTCTGGCAATTACAATGATCTGGTCAATACTCCCTCTCAATTCGAGTTAAGTGTGGCTGCTGATGATTCCACACAGATATCTATTTCTTCGGGAGAAACAATACGATTTGTAGGCGCAGGGGGAGTAACCACAACCAGTGATGGCGACGGCACGATCACTATAACAGGTGGTGGAACTACTGGTAACGTTACATTTTCAACAACAACTATAGATTCCACCGATTCGTCGGCTATAATTTTTACTCCTGCTGTGGTTATGCAATCAGATCTCACAGTACAGAACGACTTAACAGTTAGTAATCTGTTGACTACAACATCTATCGATGTTGACAACATACGATTAACGGGCAGTCTGACAACACAGGGATCGGGCACTCCTGAAATCGTTTCAGATAATGAAATATTGCTAACAGCAGGCACCCGTGTGCAAATAACTTCAAGTCCTTTAAAAATGGCATCTTTTACATCTGCAGCAAGAGATCTTTTGACAGCGGTCAACGGCGATATGATATATAATACCACAACAAATAAGTTTCAAGGACGTGCCGCTGGCGCATGGGTAGATCTGCATTAAGCTATGGAAAAAAAATATTATCAGTTAGGCACCCGTACTGAAGCTGAATGGGATGAGTTAAATGCAGAATTAATACGCACAGGTCAAATAAGCCAATACGTACCTGAAAGAATTGTAGACTGTGTAGATGATCAACTGCACAGTCTTACTCGAGGCACATATCTACTCAGTGATGCTGAAGCAGAACAGTTAAAAAACGATCCAAGAATAAAATTTATCAATCTAGATTACAAAAGATATTCAGAATTCACACCACCGCCTGACGAACTGCACTCAGTAAGACCGGATTTAGTAAACAGATTTACTGCTGCGGTGAAAAATTACAGAGAATTTGAAGCTTCTGGCACACTAGCATCGACACCCGATACCTCAGACGTCAACAGAACTGGATATCAGCTTTATAGATGCACACAGAAATTAGATCCTTGGGTAGATGCTGCGCTGGCAGACAATGCAGTGGTCAATACCAATATCCCACAATACGGGACAGGCAAGCACATAGATGTCATAGTTGCAGATGACGGCACCTGGATTGGCCATCCAGAATTCCAAAGCAATTCTCTGTCTGATTCTAGTCCGTTTGCAGCTGTGCCAAAACCTAACGGATACACGGGTGGCAATTTACTTCCAGGCAACGGCACCTGTGATCTATTAGATCTTGTGTTGGATGCTCCATATTACATTGATCCTGATTGGTTCAATGCTGATCCTGCAACAAGATTAATCACTAGGTGGGACGGCACCACGGTACCTGTGGAGTCAGTGGCAAGATCATGGTGGTCAGACAACTCTCAACGCAGCGCACAGTTTGCAAATGCAGGTACAGTGAGTGTTACTGCTTCGTATACTAGGGCAAACTGCAATGGCACTAACGCTGCAATATCTAATGAAGGCGACCACGGCACCTGTTGTGCTGCACTGACCTACGGAAGAACACAAGGTTGGGCCTATAACGCTAATAAATGGGTGTTAGATCTCTACGGCGGCTACGGTGCAGGCATAGAACAGGGCTTTGATATAATGAAAATATTTCATACGGTAAAGCCAGTGAACACTCTTTTTAATACTAGAAATCCCACAATAACAAGTAATAGCTGGGGCTATCGAGCCAACAAAGATCCCGGCGGAGCAACTTATTATTACACTCATAGATCAACCAGCAACACTACTTATACCACCGAAGTAGGAATAAATTGGCTGAGCCATATGGGCACACAGGGCGATAGCGGCCGCTGGAAAAGTGAAATGAAAACAAATTCACTAACCACAGCGCAAGAGGAACTGATTACCGCCGGAGTGATTTTTGTTGCAGCATCCGGGAACAGCAATCAAAAACAGGTGAACAGCAGTCATCCCGACTATAACAATTTTATTACCACCACCAGTGGCGGAAGTCTAGCTAATTCCACGTTCAGTGAGTTTGGAGTTGCAGTATATGGCACAACGAATCGCCGAGGATTCCCTCAACAAGGCGGACAATATACCGATGCCAATGGCGCAGTGATTTATCCTGTGATCAATATAGGTGCATTGGATGATGATTACAAAACTTCAAAAGAAGCCAAAGTTTCTTACAGCGATAGAGGAAACAGCATAGATGTGTATGCTCCTGCAGATGGCACCTTGGCAGCCAATAGAAGCTATGCCACAAACTGGCCAAGACCTGATACCTATGCTACTCTCAGCGTCAATGCCGGAAATACCACTGACGCTGCCTTTAGCGGCACAAGTGCTGCCTGTCCTGTGGCCACAGGATTCATAGCCACAGTGTTGGAATGGAATAGAGACTGGACCTGGGTGGAAGTCAAAGCATGGCTGCAATCTCTAGAAACACAGGACGCTGCCGATTTTTACTTTGGTACAGAATCAACTACAGTTAATACAGCCAATTGGCTGGATTATGAAAGTCTCGAAGGAGGCGATGCTCGAGTGATTTATCAAGGGATGATTGACGCTAGATTCAGGCCTGGACCAAGAATACTATCAACAGGGTTAGTGGTGAAAGGTCTTAGAATTAAGAACCGATAAATAGTTTATTAGGATAAAACATGCCATTAAATTTTCCAAGTTCTCCTGCAGTTAACCAAGTTTATACCGAAGGTCAAAAATCTTGGCGATTTACCGGCTCTGCATGGAATTTAATTACCAGTGGATTTGATTTTTCTACTGCCCCTAGTTTTACCAATATAGCTGTAGCTGGACAATCTACCATAGCAGCAGACACTGCCGCGGATACTCTTACACTGGTGGGTGGTTCTGGAATCACAATTACCACCAATTCGGGTACAGACACAGTGACAATCAATTCAACTGTGTCCGGTATAGGATCTTTAACATTTGTAGGAACCACTGTAGATAGTGCAGACAGTTCCGCGATCACATTTATACCTGCAGTTGCCTTTGATTCAGATGTGATAGTAGGCAATGAAATTGTATTTGCAGACGGTACCAAACAGGCCACAAGTGCGGTAGGTGTTCCGGGGCCAGCAGGACCGGCGGGACCGCCGGGAGCTTCAGGAGCAGGTACTGGTGATGTCCTTAGCTCTGGTGGCGGCTACGTTGATAATGCTATCATACGCTACGACGGTGTCACTGGTACTATTATACAAAACAGCTCTGCAACTATATCAGATGTTGGTCTACTTACGGCCACCAACTTTAGTGGCGGTGGTACGGCACTTACTGCCTTAAATGCCGCAGAGTTAGCTTCAGGTATTATACCCGATGCAAGATTTCCATCTACGCTACCTGCAGTAAGCGGAGCGAATCTCACAGCACTTCCTGCAATACTGCCAACTGCTAGTGGAGTCAATCTCACTGCTCTCAATGCCACACAGCTAACTTCGGGTACTGTACCGGTGTTGAGATTGGGAGGTTCTGGAATCAGAGATGCTACCACCTATCTCAGAGGTGACAATACCTGGGCCTCAGTTTCGGCAGGCGGGTCTGACAGTTTTAGTACCATAGCAGTAGCAGGACAAACTTCAGTTGTGGCTGATTCAGCCACAGATACTCTTACGCTGGTTGCTGGTAGCGGCATAACGATAACCACAGTCGCAGGCACAGACACTATCACCATCACCAGCACAGCCTCAGGAGGCGCCAGTGCGTTTGATGACCTTACAGATGCAGTTTCTGCTTCTCTGACCATAGATCGAATATATCTTCCAGCCATCACCATGCTGGATGTAACTGCCAATGGTACATCGGCCTATAGATTTGATCAGTATGGAACCGCAGATGATCCTACCGTATACGCTATCAATGGCACTACTATTGCATTTAATTTAGCCGGAGCCTCCGGACACCCATTCTTGATACAAGACGGCACTGGAGTAAACTACGATACTGGCCTAGTGCATGTGAGCACTACTGGCGCAGTTAGTACAGGTTCAGCAGCCCAGGCCAAAACCAGCGGAACACTGTATTGGAAAATTCCTTCCTCCATATCAGGCGGCTACAGATATCAGTGCCAATCTCACCTAGGCATGGTAGGAACTATAACTGTCAAGAACTTCGTCGCTCTCTAATTGAGATAGTTCTAGCCTACATTTTTAAGTTTATTGTCCAACTTTTGTCTAATAGACAAAATATTTTGTCTCATATCCGAGCCGATAGAAGGCATTTGTTTAGTAATAACCATTTCAATGTGCATGCTATCTAGTTTTTTAACTTCGACAACTAATTTGTTCAACAGCCCGTTGGCTTCTTGTTTAAATTCGCCTTCTGGAATTTGTTGAATTTTGTCTAGATACCGTTGATAGTCTTGTTGAAATCTATTAGATTTCTGTAATAGGTTTGACATTTTCTAACTCCATAATAGTTTCGATTTTAATTCTGATCACTTGATTGTTTAGTGTGGTTTTTAAACCCAAATGCAGTTGTTTGGGGAGGTCATCGAGATCGGCCCAGCATACAGTCCTTACAGCAGAGTTCAAAAACTCTTGATCCACCACACACACATAGGTACCGTATTCAAACCCTCGGTCCTCTGACAGATATAATTCAATAGGTAGAATCCTACCGGTAGTGTACTCGTCTAGCAGATTTTCGGCATCTTCCAATAACGGTCCCGATCTTACGAAGGTGGGCACAGTCCATCGTTGATCCTCGAGAATCAGCAGAATTCTACCTGTGGTTTTAGCTAAGAATAGTAGTCCGGCACGCTGTTGCATCTGTGTACTTAGTGTCAGATCAACCTAAAGTTCCAACGTCCTGGCGCATACTCCCCTTCAAAGGCCTTGAGCCATTGTTCTCCATCCCACTTGTATTTGATACCTGTACGTATGTTTTGGATATAGGTCGCTGTGAAATCTTGGCCAGCAACAGCAGCATCTTGTAAAGTATTATCATCGGGATCCCATATCGTAGACCAGGTAGATCCCGACCATTCTATAATTGAGTTTGCTTTGATTATAGGGTCTGTACCATCTTGGTTTTCCCACGACGAGTCGTTGTTACTGGGGTCTCTCCATGCCTGGGGTCCGCGATAAGGTATGTTGGTGCTGTCTGCAGGATTGCTTGGGTATTCGATGAATCCTCCACGATTAGCACTGTTGTTGACATCCTCTAACATGAGGAATCGTAAGCCTATCGGTATCGCTGTATAACTGCCATATACTTCTAATGGATTGTACTTATAGGGATCGATAATAGCATCTACGGTACCTCTAGTTTCTATTGCGCTTTCAATATCAGTGTTGGCAGGATAAGTATCCGGATCCAGTGTCACCGATAACACAGTCCTATCTAAAGGATTGATCACAAATGTACCAACGATTTCACTGTCATCCTCTTTGAGAAAAAACACATCGCTGCCTGCAACATATCCGCCTTGTACTTCTAGGATACGATCCCATTCTATAGGCTCACCATTTTTATATTCTTGAGCATCTAGTCCCAATGAGAGAACTGCTGCGTCAGGATTGACCAGTGTGAGGTCGTACTGATTATCTGTAAGATTTCCAGTATTAGATTTAAACAGCAGCACACGGTATCTATTAGTGGTTGTGGTAAATGCACCTTTTGCACGATTATATACTAAACTTTCTAGATCCACTATATCGCCGCTATCCATAAACACGTTTGAAACAATAGTCTGTACGATACCTAATTTTTTCACTTTAGCAGGAGCAGTGATATAGATTGGAATTTCAAAATCTAAAGTACAAACATCTATCTCACTTTCTGCACCGGCAGGAATAGTTCTAGAAGTAAAATTAGTGCTGGTAAGATACAAGGTGCTGAGACTAGTCCAGTCTAGATAATTATCTGTGGTCTGCAGTTCCAAACTGGGATTAAACAATACCAAAATCTGTTCTAATAACTGCAGTTTTTGATCTGTGTTCGAAGTCCATATGTCTGCTTTCATGGTCATCTTGAAAGGTGTTGGTGCCAGTCTTTCTACTGTGTAGTTGCCACCCTGCGCATTTTGATATTCTCTAGTTCCCGAAGCATCTGTGAATCTACGTTCTCTTACATGTACCTTAGAAACAAATGTAGGATCACTGAGCCGTGACGTATCCATTTCTAGAGCACTGATATAACAGCTGATCTTGGGCACCGACGGCATTTTATTTTCTGAGTTTTCTTTGATTATGGCAGCTACCTGGCGGGTCATGTCACCATAGCTTACAGGCACACTGATTTCATCACCATTGCCTGCCTTGTATTTGAAACCTATGAACACACGCATGAACTGCGTGACATAGCGCCTTATTTGCCCGTCATAGAAAAAATCCATTATTCGTCCGCCTGTGGTCTAAGTGCCTTGGTAAGGCTCTGTTTTTCTTCTGTCTCATGTCCATCTATAGTAGTAACTGTAGTATTATTCACAAATGTGGCCTTTTGTGTCTGACGAATATCTTTACCAGCATAGGTGCCACCTACGGCTACATCACTGGCTCCGAGATTGTTCATGGTCATACGCACATTGTCTTCAAATTTAGTCCAACGTCTGCCATCAAATCTAAACAGTCTGTTGGGAAGATAGTCAGTTCTAAGAGCAAACTGTCCCACAGTGGGATTGATAGGGAACGCTATACCTGTAGCTAAATTCACTGCAGTAAATGGAGCACCGTTAGGTGGCACACCATCTTTGGTTAGATATCCATTATAGCCATCGCGGTCTGCAGGCATTAACACTGAGCTAGCAGTCTGTCCTGCGTAGATAGGATTGCCGTCTGTATCAACCAACGGTGTGCCATTTACGTCAGTGGCCTGCGTCTCAGTATCCACGGTCACCGCAGTGGCATCTACAGAAGTTAATTCTGCTGTGCCATCCTCTGCTCTCTGCAAGGTATAGAACTTGCTGGTGTCATATCCACTCTTAGGAGCATCTGCTTCTGCTTGATTTAACACAGCTGAAGTGATCTGCATTTCTTTGTTGTAGGTTGATATGATATCTTTCAGCGTGTCGGCAATCACATAGTAGGGATTATTTAATGAACCTGGCGGTGCTATTCCAGTGACTTCTTGAGTTACTTGATATTTCTTGCCGTCTGTGCCTGTAACAATATCTCCAGGATAGTATGTGATGTCAGCATTGTAGGCGCCACGATCCGAGTCTGTGTTGGCGATACCGTCTAGAATCTGTTTGTATTCTTGACTGTCTACCAATGGTTTGCATTTGGCTCTGTATAGATGTGGATACCATGTCACAGAAAATCCTTCCGCAGCTCTACTAACTTCTTCTATGACATAGAATCTTTTCAGCGCATACTGCAGATCATTTAGAGCATACTCGTCTGTGAGATGCGGCAGTTCTATCACATCACCTGCTATGATTTTTCTACCAATCTTTTCCACAGTGTCTGTGATGTGGAAAGTGATAAAAATAGTGTCGTTCTGCAGAAACAGTCCAAATTGGCTGAGATTGAAATCTATGTCTGAAAGATTATACACACCTCTCAGCAGATAAACGTCTGGATCATATTTACGATCACGATTTTCTAAGAACAATAGATCCTGTATGTTAAAGGGATCGTCTGTGTTATATGTGGGAGTAGAAGGCGTGTTGCCCTGTACCGCAGCATCAGGGCCAAGATATTTGTGCACCAGCACATCTGTGCCGCCAACCTGGAACATTTCCCAAACGGTATTATTGATAAATTTATAATCATTGCCTTTTTGAGGCCGGTAGAGACTGAGTCTTGGCATAGTCATATATTTACCGCTGCGATAAATACTATCATGAGCACAACTGATCAAGCAAAACAACAGGTTTTCGACTACTGTAAGGCCATGCTGGGCGACGGCATGATCGATATAGAACTAGACCCTATACACTACGAAACAGCACTTAACCGCAGCCTAGCGGTATTTCGACAGCGCAGCGACAACGCTGTGGAAGAAAGTTATTGTTTTCTAACACTAACTGAAAGCATCAACGATTATATCCTGCCCAAAGAAATACAACAGGTTCGTCAGATATTCCGTCGAAGCGTGGGATCTAGAACGGGTAACGGAACAGGCGGCACAGTATTCGAACCATTTAACTTGGCCTACTCTAATACCTATTTGTTAAGTTCTACTAACATGGGCGGATTAGCCACATATGAATTATTCTCACAATATCAAGAACTGGTAGGTAAGATGTTTGGGTCTTTTATAAACTTCACATGGCATCCGCAGAGCCATAAATTGATCATACACCAAAGACCTAGGGGCGAAGAGTCAGTGATGCTACAGGTCTATAACACCAAACCGGACTTTGCCATCATAGATGACGTGTATTCTGGACAGTGGATCAAGGACTATACCTTGGCCAACTGCAAGATGATGCTGGGCCAGGCTCGCGAAAAATTCGCACAGATAGCAGGACCACAGGGCGGATCGGGTCTCAACGGTGCTGCTATGAAAACTGAAGCTACTGCAGAAATGGAAAAACTAGTGGATGATCTAATGAAACTGGTACCAGGCGGCAGTGGATATTCTTTCGTAATTGGCTAAAAACTCTTGACTCCGTGATTGTTCTATAGTATACTGTCTTTGTAAGGAGACATTTATGATTATAGGGGTATGTGGTTTTATTGGCAGCGGCAAGGACACAGTCGCAGACTATCTGGTTAACTTTCACGAATTTAGACGAGAATCATTTGCCAGCACACTGAAAGATGCGGTAGCAGCAGTATTTGGTTGGGACAGAACCATGCTGGAAGGTCGTACCAAAGCCGCACGTGAATGGCGAGAGCAGGTGGATCCGTGGTGGGCCAAACGACTGGACATGCCTACACTGACTCCTCGATGGGTCCTGCAATATTGGGGCACAGAAGTCTGTAGAAAATCCTTCCATGATGACATATGGATAGCCAGCCTAGAAAACAAACTACGAAATTCACAGGATCATGTGGTAATCTCAGACTGCCGTTTTCCTAATGAAATCTCCAGTATACGTAATGCAGGTGGCAGAATCATCTGGGTACAACGTGGTCCATTACCTGAGTGGTATGACACTGCTGTGGCAGCTAATCAAGGCTATAATTGGGCACACCAAGATCTCAAAATGCGTAAAATACATGCTTCGGAAACTGCTTGGGTAGGCACAGAGTTTGATCATGTCTTGATTAACGATCACAGCATAGATGAGCTCTACGACACAGTGAAATCAATAGTCAGCAACGAGATCACCTTGACGCCAAGTGACTCCCTCTTTGCTCAAAACGCCAGCACAGTTTAAACATACAGTTTTTAGATTCGCAGGACGGCAGTTGTCTAGATTGCCGTCCATGTGAAACACCCTAAATACTTCCGCATGCGGCGACCTGAATCCGCATTTCTCACATTGAGATTTCATCTTATAGCCACTGCGTAACCACCGTGGTACTCCTGTATATACACCATGAGCCAAACAGATTTCACAAAGACTTCTGTAATAGGTCTTGGAATTTTTCTTGTAGTTCACAGCACAGGGTCTTGCACCGCACTTGCATAATGGTCGCATACAGATATTTAACGCTTCTGTACCTTTTCCACCCCTTTTGACCTTGTATTAACCATCCATTTTTGTTGCGCACGGCTAAATATTATGAGCAACTATTACCAGGAGAAAATGGGATGGCACTACAATCACCAGGCGTACAAGTTACGGTAATCGACGAGAGTTTTTATACACCAGCAGAACCTGGTACTACACCTCTTATCGTAGTAGCAACAGCGCAAGATAAAACCAATGGAGCAGGCACAGGCACTGCATTGGGTACCACAGCGGCCAATGTTGGCAAGGCCTTTAAGATAACCAGCCAGCGTGAACTAACAGAAACATTTGGTGTTCCGTTCTTTGAGAAAACAGCCAGTGCTACTCCTGTACATGGTTCAGAGCGCAACGAATACGGACTGCTTACAGCCTACAGTTTATTAGGTGTAAGCAATGCTGCTTTTATTGTAAGAGCAGATATTGACCTAGATGAACTAGAAGCACAGACTGACGCTCCGGGAGCGAATCCCAATAACGGCCAGTGGTGGATTGATACACAGGCCACAACCTGGGGTGTTCAAGAGTGGAACGGCGCTGCCGCTACCGTTGTAGGCGGCCAGAAATTCACATACAAGGTGCCAATTGTACTCACAGACGCAGATTTTCCCTCTAAGATCACAGGCAATGCTCCAAAAGAAGGAGTAGGTAAGATCGGTGACTATGCAGTTGTATTTCGAACTGTAGAAGGTGACACTTCATTTGGTGCAGAAGAAGAATATGCTAGAATATATTATAAGAGTCCTGGTGCTCCGGCGTCTAACGGCGATGTAGCTGCAGTCGATGCAGGTGAATGGGTCCTTGTTGGATCCAACGAATGGCAGTCTAGCTGGCCTACAGTTAGCGGCTCACCAGTTAATACTTCTGTGACTTACGATTTTTATGTAAACGGCAGTTTAATCAGTGGCACAGGAACCACTACAGCAGTGGCCTCGGCTATCAACAGCGGCACTATTCAAGGAGTCAGCGCACAGGCCATTAGCGGTAGATTGTACATTTATTCCAATGGTGAAACAAGTTCCACTGACGATTCAACCGGAGCAGATGGCAGAATTATAATAGCGGCCGGAACATCTCCTTTGAGTAATGTTGGATTGACAGCAGGAACATATCTCAATCCTCGTCTAGCACAGCAACCTCACACATCAATACCTACGTTTAAACTTGCAGATAACTCCGGAACAGTAGGCGGAGCAGCCACCGGCAGTGTATGGATTAAAACTACAGAACCTAATAACGGTGCTCGTTGGAGAGCCAAGCGTTGGAGTTCAGCAACACTGTCATGGGTCAGCTATGAAGCACCTATCTATGACACTACTGCAGCAGCACTATACTATCTAGATCGCAGTGGTGGTGGAGCAGGTATTCCAGAAGATGCATTGTTCACACAGGCCAATGCCAAAGAAACATCGGGCTTTGACACAACACCTGCTACAGCTACATTTAGACTATGGCGTAGAAACACAGCAATTAGTGCAGCTACTAGTATCACTAGCAACATTATCAAAGCTGGTACGCTAGGATCTTCGGGTACTAAAACATTTACCATTAGTGAATCACTAAAAACCACACTTGCTCTAGACACTGCGAAAACAATAACATTCACAGCAGTCAATACCAGCGCAGATGCAGAACTAATGGCAGCGGCTATCAATGCAGCTGGCTTTACCAACATTGTGGCTTCTGTTACAGAAGTCAGCCTAACATCTAACAGACTGATTATCAGTCACATACTGGGTGGAGATTTTAGACTAGTAGATACTGGCGGTACACCAATAGCCAGCACTTTCACTGCCTACAACATAGATACACTAGCAGGTACAGAAAACTTCTACGCAGCAGAAACTGCTACCGGAGGCTATCTAGCTTCTGGATGGAAACCACTAGCAGCTTCGGATCCAAGATTCGCTGCCTCCGGTGATGCTCCAGTGAACGAACCACAAGACGGGCAGTTATGGTACAATCCTAATTTCTCAGAAGTGGATCTAATGGTACACAACGGAAACACATGGGTTGGCTATCGTCAGCTGACAGCACCTTACTATGAAGCAGCTACAGCAACATTGAGAAATGGATATCTACCTATCGTAGCTGCTTCTAATCCCTACAAGCAAGGGACTACAGCCAATGGTGATATATGGATCAGCACAGCAGATCTAGAAAACTTTCCAACCATTTACAGATACAATACCAACTTGAGTGATATACCTGATCTTGCACAGCGTTGGGAACTAGTGGACAAAGCAGATCAAACCACAGAAGAAGGTGTGTTGTTTGCAGATGCACGTTGGAATACCGCAGGTACTTCAACAGTGGCCAGCACCATAGAAGATCTAATTACTAACAGTTTCTTAGACCCAGATGCACCGGATCCAGCACTGTATCCAAAAGGCATGCTGCTATGGAATCTGCGTCGCAGTGGTGGTAACGTTAAACAGTATCAAAACAGCTATATCGATACTACTGCTGATAATCCAAGAACCGGAACATCTACTCTAACAGGCGGCGCATTCCAAAGCGGTGAAAGTATGGAAAACTATGCCACAGACCGTTGGACCACAGCTAGTGGCAACAATGAAGATGGTTCAGGATCATTTGGTCGCAAAGCACAGCGTAAGGTTGTAACACAGGCCTTGAAGAGTGTGGTTGATACCAGTCAAGAAATACGTGACGAAGAACGCCGTAACTTCAATATCATAGCTGCTCCTGGTTATCCAGAGCTGTTGAGCAACCTAGTAAACCTAAACATTGATCGCGGTGTTACTGCGTTTGTGGTAGGTGATACTCCATTGCGATTGGCAGCAGATGCAACATCATTAACTACTTGGGGCTCAAATGCCAACCTAGTCACAGACAACGGTGATGACGGCATTGTTACATATGATGAGTATTGTGCAGTTTATTATCCAAATGGATTTACTACTGATCTCAGCGGTTCTCCTGCAGTGGTTCCAGCCAGCCACATGATGCTGAAAACTATCACACTCAGTGACAATGTCAGCTTTCCATGGTTTGCTCCAGCAGGAACACGCCGAGGCGGAATTACCAATGCCACAGCAGTGGGCTTTATAGATGCTGCTACAGGCGAGTTTCAAACAGTTGCTCTAAATGAAGGGCAGCGTGATACACTGTATGATCTAAAAGTTAACCCAATCCCATTCTTTAACGGAATAGGACTGGTAGCACATGGTCAAAAGACTCGTGCAAGAAATGCTTCAGCACTAGATCGTATCAACGTAGCACGTCTAGTGGTATACCTACGCAGCCAGTTGAACAAACTAGCTCGTCCTTATATATTTGAGCCTAACGATCAAATTACACGTGATGAAATAAAACAAGCTGTAGAAAGTCTATTATTAGAGCTAGTGGGACTAAGAGCACTCTACGACTTTGCGGTTGTTTGCGACGAAAGCAACAACACTCCGTCGAGAATAGATCGAAACGAACTGTACGTTGATATCGCAATTGAACCTGTGAAGGCGATTGAGTTCATTTACATTCCGTTACGTGTCAAGAACACAGGAGAAATTTAAAAATGGCAATTACATCACTGAATAATTTAGGTATTCCAACTACCAACGCAGCTGGCAGCACACAGGTGTTGTTGATGCCTAAATTAAAATATCGCTTTAGAGTTACACTGTTGGGATTTGGTGTTGCCGGATCAACTGAACTAACTAAACAGGTTCAGGACGTAACTAGACCCAAAGTATCATTTGAAGAAATGACTCTAGATGTCTATAACTCCAAGGTCAAGCTGGCTGGAAGATACACACTGGAAAACATCACTCTGACCTTGCGTGATGATGCCAGCGGGCAGGTACAAAAACTTGTAGGACAACAGATCCAGAAACAATACGATTTTGCAGAACAGGCATCTGCACGGTCAGGTATTAATTATAAATTTACAACGAAAATCGAAGTTCTCGACGGCGGCAATGGCGGGTTAGTTAATGCAACTTTAGAAACTTTTGAATTAGTCGGATGTTTTGTACAAAACGTAGATTACGGTGATGCTAATTATTCAACCAACGAACACATGACTGTGGCTATAACTATCGCTTACGATAACTTGTTACAGTTTAACGGAATAGCAGCCTCCGGTAACGTCGAAGGTATAGGCGCAGCAGTAGTTAGGGGAATAGGTAACGCAGTTACTGGTGCCGGTACTCCGTAATAACAGCAAAAACAAAAAGCCTCCTAAGGGGGCTTTTTTTGTGGCATAAATATTTGTATGGCAAATTATTTCACAAGATTTCTAAATGGAGCTGCTCAAGGATTGTTAACCCCAAAAGGTAACATGTCCAATTACAGTCATGCTACCAAGCTGTTTATAGACGGTAACATGAGGCTGGCTCCTCGCACAAAATTTAACTATTATGTAAGATTTGAGATAGATAAGGCAGCTATAAAAGCTCCTGCGTTCAGCAACAAACATCACGAAGAAATTGGCCTATTGGTCAAAACAGCAGAGCTACCAAAATATAATTTCGACAGTGTTGTAAAAAATCAGTACAATAGAAAAAGAATAATATATAAAAATTTTAACTACGAACCGGTGAATATAAC